CGCCGTTCTCGGTCGTCTCGGCCCAGTCCTCGACCGAGTAGCCTACCGAGACATGCCGCAGGATCCCGGACAGGACGTCCTGCCAGAGCGGTTCCACTTCGGGCCGGGACGAGAAGCGGATCAGCGCTGTGCCGCGCAAGCCATCGACGGTGGCGGATTGCACGCTGCCCAGCACGTCGCGGACGGCGGATTGGCGATGCGCATCTAGGACGCTGGCTCCTTGCAGGCGCGACAGGTCCACTGCTTCCGGCGCAAGGCTGAGGCGTTCGATGTACTGGCCCGCCATGTCGCGGCGGCGCACAGGCGCGCCGGTGGACCAGATCACCTCGACAGTGCGGGCGTCACGGTTGGCGCTGGCCGGGGCCAGGTCGGCGCGGCGGGTCAGAAGGGTGACGGTGTCATTCATTGGGGATGTCCTCCTGTGCCAGAGGCGGCTCACCGAAGTTCAGGCCCAGCGCGTCCGACCGCGCCTTGTCGGCGGCGATCTCGGCATCGACCTGTTCGGCGTCGTAGCCCCGTTCGGAAATCGCTTGGCGGCGGCTCTTGAGACCGGCGTTGATGGCAAGGATCTCGGCCTCGACGTCCTTCTTCGGATCGACGTAATCGAACTTGGGCGGGAGCCATTCGCACGCGAGATAGGCGGCAGGATCGCGGTCGAAGTCCCGCGCAGGCAGATCGCCCGACAGCACCGCCAGCCGCACGAAGCGGTCCCAGACCGGGCGGCAGAACAGATGCACGACGACGTTGTGCTGCAACTGCTCGACCCGGCGGCGGAATTCGATCAGCCCGGCGCGGATCGAGGAATAGGTGACGACCTCCAGATCGCCCGAGACCAGTTCGTAGGGCAGGCCCATCCCGGCCGCGACGGCGCGCAGGTGGTTCTTCACGAAGGGCGCATAGGCATCGTGCTCTGTCGGGTTGGAAAAGCGGATGTCGGTGCCGGGCGGCAGGGGGATCAGACTCCCGGGTTCCATGCCCACGGTCAGCGCGCCGCCCGAGTTGGTGCCGGTCAGGCCGCCCGCCGTGCCGTCCGGATCGGTGATGAAGCCCGTGAACAAGGCCGCCACCTTGGCCTTCACCAGCGCCGCATCCTCGAACTGGTCCAACTCGTGCAGGCGCAGCAGCACGGGCGCAAGCCAGGTGATCCCGCGCAACTGGCCAGCGGCCAGAGGTTTGAACAGATGCAGGCAATCTCTGGCGGGCAGACGCAGCGGTTCCAGCCGCAGGGACGTCAGCGGATCGCCGGGCCGGTCGCGCATCACCCAATAGGCGGTGCGCTGCCCAGCGCCGTTGAACTCGATCCCCGCCCGGATCCGCGCGCCACCACCGATGTCGCGATGCAGGTCCAGCGGCACCTGGTCGCGGTCCAGCAGGTCGATGTGCAGGGGAACGGCAGAGGCATCGGACACCACACGCAGCCGGGCGAAACTCTCGCCGCCCTCGACCATTGCCCGCACGGCCATGGCCTGAAGCCCATAGAAATCCGCGAGCCCACCCGGATCGGCATGGTCCGTCCAGCGCAGCCACAGCAGTTGAAGCCGTTCGCGCACCGCGCGGTCGGGATGTGTGGATTGCGGCTTGATCCCTGCGCCGACGACATTGCCCACCAGGCTGTCCACCGCCGCCGCAACCCAAGGATTGTTGCGCGCATACCAGCCTGCCCGTCGCGCTGCCGTGGTTGCCCCTGCCAAGATCGCGGTGTTCAGCCCATCGACCGCCCGCGCGCCCTCCCAACGCCGACCACCACCCGCAGCGTCAAATCCGCGCGTGCGCGTGATTCCAAACAGGCGATTGAGGAGCGTCCGCATGCAGCGGAGTGTCGCACCTCCAATGCCTCTGGGGTATCAGAGCGGTTGGGAAGGACCGGGAACGATCCGCAGTGACCCGGCCCTTCATCCAGCTAGAAGCGAATGTCCTTTTGCAGTTCATCGAGAAACTTGGCGCGAGAGACTTTCGCATTCGCGCCAAGGCGACGCTCACGATGCCAGCGGAATACGTTTTCAACCGGCACCACGAAGACGTCGACTACCGGAAACTCGACGATGTCGGACAGGATGAAGCCTTTGATTCCAGATAACTTCGCCGTGAAGCCATCCTCATTGAAGACACGTCCGGAGCCTACTTGGTTGCTCGGGTTGAAGTAGACCCCTTGCCTGGTGATCGACCTGACTTCCCACATGTTACCATCCGGATCGAGCAAGTCGTATCCGGCACCTTCAGAGGGCGCGAGCTTCCAGCCGGGGTTCTCCCACTTTAGCCGTCTTTCAATGATGAACGACACTCGGCGTCCATCCGTCAGATACTCGCGGACATCCGCCGTGGTCACCTTGAACGCACGAGCGAGTTCTTCCTCGTCCCAACGGAGTTGAAATCGCTTGTCCATCATCAACCTTCCTGACCGGCGGACTGAAAGGTCTTCAGTGCTGGAAAAGCTTCCATGGCTCTTAAGTCCTTGATGGCAATGTAACGACAGCGATAGCCACCACGACCACCACCTTTTGCCCCGAAATCCCTGAGCGGCGCTTTATCAACCTCATCAGGTGTCGCCCAGCCCGAAATACGGCAGTTCCAGCCAGGCTGGATGTCCTGCGCATCTCGGTTTGGCGCGTCGACAATGACTTGGACGTAATATTCGGGCCGCCGTTTTTCAGCGTAGTCTTCCCGAACCAAGAGGTTCAGGCGATCCGACCAAGGGTATGCGCTTGTCTTGACTTCAATTACTTCGAGAAAGTCAGGTCGTCCCTTGGTGTCACGAACATCATGTGCTTTCCAATCACCAAGAAACCACTGCGCGAAAGCCAGTTCGCCTATCAGACCTGTGAGGCTGTCGATCTTTGACGCCCGCGTTCTGTGGACTCGAACGTCCTCTTCTGCCGCGCGAGCATATTCAAGCATCTCTGCCGTAATCGGAACGTCAATATAACGCAAAATCCGCCTCCCAGTTCACTGGAGCAGTAAACTAGAGGGCAGCCTGAGAGTCTAGAGCCGCTGAAGAAGGACGATGCGGTTGGTGTTTGTTCCCTGCGCTCCGTTGGATACGCCCCAGCAGTTCGCTGTCTTGGTGAACTCCTGGTCATTTACCATGACGCCTATCCGTCTGAACGGCAGCTCTTCTGCCGCTTTCCAAACAAGGCGCTCAAGCAGGACCTTTCCGTTGCGAACCTCTCCAACCTCGAAGGCAACGTAGCCACCGGGGCGCAGGATGCGGGCTTGTTCTGCCAAGACACGATGAACCATCGCCGTCCAAGCGTCCTCGGTCCGGTGCATGTCGATGGCAACCGTCTCTGGGTCTATGCCGGCGAACCAACACCGCAACCAGTTGTCGGCGGCATAGTGGACGATGTCGAGGAAAGGCGGCGAGGTCACGGTTAGATCAACGGTTGCATCCGGGATCCCGGCTACGTCCCATGCTGCACCAATGTGGAGGCTGGACCGCACTTGGCTTGGGGCGCAGCCGTCTTTGAGCAAAGTCTTCGACTTCTTCATAATCACTGCTGCCACGTCGCGCTCCGGCGGTGACACCCCTAACTTCTCGTTGATCTTCAATTGCGCCTTGACCGACACCGCTTGGTTCGGGGGCATCGAGCGACCTGAGAAGAAGCCGGGCGAGTGTCCGGATAGGCGATTGATTGCCACCATCCGGATCCAGTCAGCAACTGGGTCAACTTGCTCAGCGCCGAGGGGCGCGCGTTCCGCCAGCCAGAGGCGTAGTGCTTCAAGATTCCTAAGCGTGGCTGGGTGGTAGAATGCCAGCAAGTCTTCGCGTTGGATAGCGCCCCGCGACCAGTCCACCGTTTTCAGCGCTGCCGCGACCGCCTGCAGCGAAATCGGGCGCAAACGGGGGCGGGTCAGCAGGGTAGATAGCGGATTGATATCATTACCGAAGGACTGACGGCCCATCAAGGCCGCCTGAACTGGAGTTGTTCCCCGTCCCATGAATGGGTCGAATACAACGTCACCAGGATTGGTTAGCCGCGAAATGAAAAACTCTGGAAGCTGAGCTTTGAAGCATGCGCGGTAGGATACTTCGTGAATAGAATGAGCCTGACGCTGGCCGGCGGTCCAAAATTCATTCACGAAATAGCGAATGCCGTCGATATCCTCAATCGATGTCTCTTTGCCAAAATCAGCGAAGTTCGAGATTTCCTCCACGAAATCCTCGGTGGAGGATGAGCGGTCGGCCAGTGGAAAGAGAGACAATTGATTCATTGACTGGCCTTCATGGTTCGCGGGTCTTGTCCAGCTAGGGGTAAGATCAACGGTGTTGCAAGTGGGTAGATCATTGAAGGTTCTGCTGCTTGCCGCCGTTCATGCGATTGCTGATGCAGGACTTTCACGACAACCAAGCGGAGCGTATCACCTTGGGCGGCGATGTGACAGCCCGGCTCATGCACCCGTCCTTCCCCTCCGCCTCTTCATTCAGCCGCATCCCCATGCTGATCAGTCCATGCAGGGCGGCGTGGGCGTAGACGAAGGTGTCCAACGCCTCGTTGCGCTCGCCGTCGCGTTTGGGTTGCCAGGATCGGATGGGGCGGCCCTTCTCGAAGCGGGTGACGACGCGTTCGGCGGTCAACTGGCGGAAATAGTCGGCGTCGAGGCGGCGTGGGAAGTGTATAGCGCCGGGGCCGGGTTCGGACAGTTTCAGGCGGGCGTAGACGGCGTCCTTCACAGCATCGACGCCCACGATGAAGAGCGGGATCTTTGCCTTATTGCTACGGGTGGGACGGCGCGGCCAGACCGGGATGCCGGGGCCGCCGCGCCCCTTGATCGCCCAGACGCGGCGAGCGAGGCGGGTGCGGCAGAACTCGTAGGCCATCTTGGTGTGGTGGCCGCCGGTATCCACGGCGACAGCGCGCACGGGCAAGTCGCCCCAGGTGCCGTTCAGCACGCCGTCCAGATCGGACCAAAGGCGCGGGCCAGAAGGATCGCCCCACAGAACGCGGTAGTCGATGACCCACGCCTCCTCGTCGCGGCCCCAGCCGACGATCTGCACCTCGATCCGGTCGCCTTGCACGTCTACGCCTGCGGTCAGCACGGCCACGCCAGGGGCGATGTCGCTGCCCCAATCCTCGCGCCGCGTCATCAGCGGGTCGGCAGGAACGGTGTCGCCCGCCTGGTCCTCCCAGGACTCGCCCAGCTTGGTATTGACCCAGACCTGGAGGCGGGCGGGATCCTTGGCGACGCGGGCGTGCTCCTGCACGATCTCGGCCCACGTCTCCCAAGGGGAATAGAGCGATGACAGGTGGAACCCTGCCGTGCGACCATCGCCCAGCGCGGTCGGGCGCCACTCGCCAGCGCCCAGAAGCCGGGGCTTGTCGTGCTCGTGATGGACGCCACCGCAGGCATCGCAGATGAGATAGGCGGCGTCGCGCTGCCCTTCGGGCCAGCGGATGCGCGCCCAGGTTATTGGGGCCATGTCGCCGCAATGCTGGCAGGGGACGTGGAAATACCGCTGGTCGCTGTCGAGGAAGGCCGCCTCGATGCGGGAATGGCCTTTGAGGGTGGGCGTGGAGACCATGTAGATCTTGCGCCGTCCCCGGAAGGTGGTGGTGCGCTGGATTGCCAGATCGACGGGATCGCCCTCGCCATCGGCATCGCCGGGATAGCCGTCCACCTCGTCCAGGAACAGGTAGCGGACAGGCGTGGACCGCAGGCCGACGGCGCTGTTCGCCCCGGTCATTACAAGCTGGCCGCCGGGGAAGGATTTGCGGAACAGGCTATTCCCGGCATCGCGCGACCGGGGTGCGGAGACCAGGTCACGCAGGGCAGGGGTCGCCTCGATCAGCGGGTCAATCCGCACGGTGGTGTTGCGCCGCACCATGTCGAGCGACGGCATGACCAGCATGGCGATGCCGGGCGCGTTCTGGATGATGTAGCCGAG